CTACGAAGGTGTTTACACCTCGGATGCATTCGTAGTTGATAACTCTGTTGAGGCTCAGCGTTTCGTTATGACCAACGATAACATTGATACTGATTCAATGCTTGTTCTTGTTTCGGAAAACAATGGCCAGAACAATACGTATTTCAACGCAGCCGAAAACCTTTATGGTCTCACTTCTAACTCTGCGATTTACTTCCTGCAGGCTACAGAAGATACACGCTATGAAGTTGTTTTTGGGGATGGGATTTTCGGTCGCAAGCCTCTGAACAATTCTCTGATCTATACGACATACAGAACATGCTCGGGATCTTTTGCTGACGGTTCTACGAACTTCACGCTTGATGATAATATCGGGACAATAAACGGTCTGGGTAGTTTCCTAAGCCCAACCATTACTGTATTAACACCAAGTTCTGGTGGAGCGGCAGCCGAAACAATTGACTCTATTAGATACAACGCACCAAGACATTATCAGACTCAGGAGAGAGCCGTAACAATGTCTGATTATAGAAACATGGTTTTGAACAACTTTACAGAAGTCAAAGCTGTTAATGTGTTCGGCGGTGAATCTATAACTGACTCGGTTCAATTTGGTAAAGTATTCATCACACCGGTAACTTACTCAGGGGATCCTCTGTCTGATTTAGAGAAGCAAAACATTGAAACGTATCTTCAGGACAAGTGCACTTTAGGTATCAATCCTAAAGTCATTGATCCGGATTATCTATATCTATTGGTTACTTCTAAAGTCAAGTATGATAGCGCATCTACAATCAATACGCCATCTGATATTAAATCGATTGTAAACCAAGCGATCGCGGCATATGACACTGGTTTCTTGACTGATTTCGATATCGAGTTCAAGCTTTCGCGTCTAGAAGCTGCAATGAACGATTCCGATCCAAGCATCAGCAGTAACGAAACGACTATCGTTATGAGAAAAGATGTTAATCCTCAGTTCAACACTGATACATACATTGATGTTAACTATAGAAACCAAATCTTACCGGGTTCTTTCTCTTCAACGAAGTTTATCAGTAATGGTAGAATTTACCAGTATACTGATTACAACCCAAATAACAACACCTTTTCTGTCACTCAGTTGTCAGGTGGTAAGGTAAAGGTAAATAACGCTTCAACCAATGTGTATCTAACAGATGTTACACTTCCAGGTTATGAATCTTACACAGTTGCTGGGACGATTGATTACACAAATGGTAGCGCATCATTGAATCAGATTTCAATCAATGGGTTTTATGAATCGACATCGATGCAGTTTTTTGCATCTCCGGCAAATCAAGACATTATGGCTAGAGGGAACGATTTGATTCAAATTGATCTTGCTAATCTAGACATCACGGTAGTATCAATCTAATGTCTATTGATAAGTTTGTATCCCCGTTCATTCCTCAGCAGTTTCCTGCTTTCTACAAGGAAGAGGGACCGAACTTCATTGCCTTCGTAAAGGCATATTATGAGTGGCTGGAGTCGACCAATCAGACTCTGTATCATGCCAGATCACTACTCGACTATGCTGACATCGATACAACCGAAGCAAACTTCGTTAAGTACTTCAAGAACACTTATCTTCAATCACTCCCAGAATCTATTGTAGCAGACAAACGACTACTCGTCAAGCATATTCTTGATCTTTACAGAACAAAAGGTACTCCGCGCGCATACTAATTACTTTTCAGAATTCTTTTCAATGAAGCAATCGAGCTATACATCCCTGGCGATTTTCTTCTGAGACCATCTGATGGCGAATGGGTTGTTCCTAGATACATTGAAGTTTCAGACAATGATTATTTGGAAGATCTGATTGGTAAACAGATCTACAATAGTAGCAGGAATGCAACGGCTGTTGTTGAAACAGTAAATCAAAAGATTGTCAACGATCGTCTAATGCATGTGCTTTTTCTTTCATCAATTGATGGTAGATTCAAATACGGTGAGAGAATCCTTTCTGCATCAGTTCCTGAAATAACCCTGGCTAATGCTCCTGTTATCCTCGGTTCGCTGACTGCGGTTGCAATTGAAAATGGCGGTTATGGTTTTACTCAGGGTGATATTGTGGATATCACTGGTTCGGGTGTAAATGGAAAAGCCAGAATTGCTGGCGCTCGAGATGAAAATGGTAAGGTTAATTTTACTCTGGTTAATGGTGGTAGTGGTTACAGTTTAAATGCTGTAGTAACTGTCGCAAAATCGCTCAATCTTATAATATATAATACCACAGGAACGTTTACGGTAGGTGAAACCATCTCCGGAACAGATCCTTTGGCTAATGGAACTGTCACTTTCTCGAACAGTTCGTTTGTTCAATTGATCAATTTCGGTTCTGGTTTGAATTTTATTGTTGGCGATACTGTATCTAATGCAAACGGTATTTCTGGAACTATATCAAACGTTATTGGTGGCGGCGGTGCTGGAGCTTCATTCAGGGTCGGTGGTCTTGTAAATAAAGAAATTGCATACATTAACACCGATTACATCAGTAATTACCTGAGTGCAAACCTAAGTCTTACTTGGGTGTTTCCAAAAAATCCAGTAGCAAATCTGAATTCCACTATTGAAGACACTTTGACATTCCGTACAATTGAAATGGGAACAATCTCGTTCCTATCTCAAATCAATCCTGGAGTTGGTTATTCGACAAATCCATATATTGATGTCATTGAACCAGATATTGCGGCTCAAGGATCCTCTGATGGTTCGGGTGGTATCAAAGGACATAATGCTTTAGTTACTTCTACCGTTGCTGACTCGCAAGGTATCGCAACTGCAGTAGAAGTTATCGATTCCGGTCTTGGATTCACTCCTGGTGATAAAGTTTATCTTTCAACTCCATTCAACCAAGGTGTCGTTGTTACGGGAACAGCTGTAATCGATACGGATGGTAAAGGAACTGGTTACTGGAAAAGCAACAAAGGATTCGTCAGTGACATTATGAAGATTCAGGACAGTTATTACTATCAAGAATTCTCATACGAGATTCTGGTAAATAGAATGTTGAACGTGTATAAGAACATCGTAGAGGATTTGATTCATCCTTCCGGTATTGCTCTGTTTGGGCGCTTCAGATTGAAGAACGAACTAACATCTGAAGAATCTGAAGCGGAGTTCTTCTCTCTTACACAATCATAAATAGTATAAAAGGTAGCTGGGCGAACTGATGGCAACACTTACGATCAATCATTATATCAATCAAGCAAACAGTTTCATTACTGACATTCGTGATAACAGAAACGGTTATTACATGTTTGCGTCTAGACCACAGCCTTGGGCTAATAGTTCAGGTGGTAACAACGACACAGTTCCAGTAAGCACGAATAATTCTGTCTCTCAGGTCGAGCAATCCGTATATGATGACATACTGTATGGCAAACTGCTTTTTGACTCGGATGTAATCAACGTTATTCCCCGTTACAACTGGGTTTCTAATACCGTATACGGCGTTTATGACCAGAACGATGCTGATCTGTATTCTAAACAATTCTACGTTGTCACCGACAAGTACGAAGTGTATAAGTGCATCGACAATAACAATGGTGAGGTATCATACGTCAAGCCAACACTAACAACTACTTCTGGAACGTTCAAGACTGGCGACGGTTACGTTTGGAAGTATATGTATAGCATCGATGCTTATTCAAATTCCAAGTTCACAACTACAAACTACATTCCGGTTATCACAAACACAGCTGTCCAAGGTAACACAACTCCAGGCTCTATCGACGTTATCAAGATCACCGATGGCGGAAATAGCTACTTCGTTTACGAGACGGGTTACATCGGAGGTGTGGTTGACAGAAGTGTTATTCAACTTCCAGCAACCGCATCTAACACCGATGATCATTACGTTAAATCTTCCATCTATCTAAAGTCAGGGTTTGGTGCAGGGCAGATCCGCGAGATCTCTTCGTCTAATGGTACTTCGAAACAAATCGTAGTCAATCAACCTTTTGAAACTTTCGCAAGATTAGATCTTTCAAATATTTCAGGAACTGTTGAGACTGGATACTTTGTTGAACAGCCATACGATGAAGTGAATTACCTGTATACGCAAGGTTATTTCAATATTGATTCAACTGTGACACAATCTGATACCGGCGCTTCCGGTAAGGTTCTAGCAGCCAATACTTCAGTTCTGCAAATAACAAGATACGTGGCGAATACACTTTTCCAGAATGGGTTTCCTATTATTGATGCCGCATATTCCGGAACTGTAAAGACAGGAACCGTATCTGTTGGTAATGTAGGAGCTTGTAACCTAACTTTCATAACTTCAGCAGGATCTGGTTACACATCGAATGTTACAGTAACAATCACAGCCAATGGATCAGGAACTGGAGCTACGGCTAATGCACAGGCTAATAGCACCGGTAAGATTTCCGCTATCAATATTACGGCAGTAGGTAATTCTTATTTCGTAGCTCCAACTCTAACGATTCCTTCTCCTCCGGGTTATTTGTTTAACTCGAACACATCGGTGGCAAATGGTGTGGGTGGTGGATCCAACAACGTAATTACGCTCCCAACCTGGTTGGGTGATATTGTATTGTCCGGAGCAACCGCAAGCGGTTATAATAATAACGATATTATAACTGTAAAAACTCCAACAGCTAATGCGACTAACGCCACGGTTACATTCACAACAAATTCGACAGGTGGAAGTCTTACCTTTACGATCACAAACGTTGGTTCGGGTTTCAACGTAGGAACGGTGCCAGTATCAAACATAGCTATCACTAACGCAACTGGTGGAACAGCAGCAGGTAACTCAACAGTAACTTATCTGGTTGCTAATGTAACTTCTTCTGCGGCATCATTTGTCGCGAATGATCTGATCACGTATACTAGAAGTACTGGTAATACAGCGAACATTGGTCTTACGCCTGGAGTAAGTTACTATGTTGAGTTCGCCAACACGACAGTTGTTGCTCTAAAAACTTCGCCAACTGGTTCACGTATTTCTTTGACAAAAGGTGCGACAGAGTCAGGTCATATTCTACAAGGACAAACAGCCACAGCTGTGATGTATTGTGATAATCAGATTGTTCGCGGTTCCGGAACTCAGCTGAA